GAGCGATTTGCTCAATGGCTTATGGATCGAGCAGAAAAGAAAGAAGAAAAAGAAACATCTCTCGAAGGATTGATGAAATTCAACATCTTTCTTTCAATTGGTACACTTGTGGCGGTTGCTGGATCTACTGCTGCAAACTACATCATGATTGCTTACACATGGCTATGAGAGCCACAAGCAACTTCGATTGTGGACTATCTCGTTCAAATCTCGATTGAAGAGTTCCAATCAGTTCCCAAATTGAGATATCACGGAGATCGTATTCATCATCTTCGCTCAAATATTTTCTTAGAGCTCTGGAAACTGTTTCAGATTGATTTGGTTTCTTTTGAAGATCAACAGCCAAACTGTAATCGATTGTAAATGTTCGAGCGATCTTCATTCTTCTTCACCTATTAATTGAGGATGTTCTGGAAGGAATAGCATTTTTTGTTTCTCTGTATCAATCCAGACGGATAGAATAACACCATCGTTTCGAATTCGAATATATCCGATATCATGATTACCGCCAATTGCATAGATTCTTTCGTGATGCGACATCAGCAACACCTACAATTTGCCACATAATGAAAGTTTACTTGGCATTCTTGGGCTGGCCACGGATGAACAAGCCCCATTCCGAGGGAGATCGTGTTGGTTGGGCAATAAAACTCGGTTTCACAATGACTGCATTTGACGCACATTAGTATTGGCGATGTAGCAGCACCATATGTATGTATCTCAAGAAAGTGGCAAAAAAGTACAGGTTCGAGGGACTACGTCCCAATTCGACCCCTACGACAGTACAGATGTTCAAGGACAGAGACAGCATTAACTATAAACTACCTACCAGTCATGATAGGCTATGGCTAAGACAGACAGTTTCTTTATCCGAGCAAGCGTACCAGTTTCAGATGCATACAACGACATTTCTGTCGATTTAGGGGCATATGTTGATGCCCTTGGCAAATCCATCCTACGGATCCACCGTGTAACAGTGAAATATCCACGTGTTGGACCCAGCGCAGTGGCTAACGCCCACACATCAATGACAGAGTATCAATTGACTACTCAACGCCAAACTGCTATGGTTGATTTGACTGATAAGTCCTTGATTAGTAGCGGTGTACTGCAATGTGGGTATGGAGTCCCTTCGGGTTCCCCTGCTCTTGCTGCTCCAACATTCGTCACAACCGACGCAGACACAACTCCAGACGTTTACACGAATGGTTATCTTGTAGGTGTCGAACAGATCTATCTTGCAGGTCAAACAGCAAATGAAGCAGATTTCGGGCCTAACGCTAATGTCGAAATCATTCTTGAATGCAGTGTTGAGACCCTTAATGCGTCTGCTGCTATGGCTCTCGCACTCTCTCAGCAATGAGGTTGATACAGTGAAGATCCACGGCAACTACTGCGGTCCTAATTGGACGCATGGGCGATCTGTTCCTGCATCCGATTATTTCCTGTATCCAGAAGTTAAGCCAATAGATGCTTTAGACAAGGCTTGCCAGGATCATGACAAAGATTGTTCTCATGGTGGTTGCTCGGGGAAAGGTGATACCGCATTGCGGAATGCTGCCTTATTGGTGGCTGTCACCACTTCTGACGTGCGTCTCCGAGCAACTGCCACCTCGATCGCAATCGGGATGCACTTAGTTAAGGACACAAGGAGTAGATGAACATGGACAAAGATATACTAATGCAATTGCTGATTATGCAAAACCCGCAGATCGCTCCTCTTCTGGAGATGATGAACAATACAGCTGTTGCAGAGGAGAAACCAAAGAAGCGTAAAGTCTCTGCATATTCCCGTCGTTATGGAGCAGCATACAAGCGTCTCCGACGTAAAGCAATGCTCAAGAGTGGTAAAATGCGTAAAGGAATGACTCACAAGAAACTCGTCAAGTTAGCACACAAGGAAGCAAAGCGAGGCGGGAAGAGATGAGCAACGTGTACACACTGCGAGGTCGTGTGGATCCTGGTTCTCAAAAACGCCTCATCATCGATGATGGAAGGTTTAACCATGCAATGAAGGTTGAATCCTTCGTCGTATGGCCAGCAAACCCAAGCACCACTCAAGACCCTAAATGCGTTCTAAGTCTGAGTGATAATACCGTATCATCCGCAGATGCCTCGGATACAAATCAAATTGGATGGTCTAAGGCTGCTGATGTCGTGAATGTTTACAGTTCGTATTCGGTTCTGGATCCTAATCATTTAGTCGTGCGAGATTTATACATTACAAATCTTGATGTAGATGATAAGGCGAATTATCTGGTAATTCTAAAGCCGATGGAAATATCAGACGACCGAGCAATAATGGCACTAATCAAGGAGAGAAGTCAAGATGACCTCTGAAGAAGAAGAAGTAAAACAAACTAAGACAGAGCGATTTGCTCAATGGCTTATGGATCGAGCAGAAAAGAAAGAAGAAAAAGAAACATCTCTCGAAGGATTGATGAAATTCAACATCTTTCTTTCAATTGGTACACTTGTGGCGGTTGCTGGA